GCTCGCGGCCCGCATCCCGGCCAACGCCAATGCGGTCACAACCGGCCACGTCCATATCGGCTTCTTCGGCGGCGACTACTGATGAGCAATTCCACGATCACGGCCGACCTGCCGCGGGCCGAGCGCAAGGCCGGCGGCGGTTCGATCACCATCGGGCGCAGCAGGGGCGGTCACCACCGGGTGACACTCTTCCCCGGTCCCATCGCCAACAGCAAGGGCCAGCGGGCGCTCAACCCGCATGTGTTCCGCCACAACACCCGCACGCCCAAGCCGTTCAGCCACGAGGTCGTGACCGGGCCCTCGATCACGCAGGAGAACAGCCAGGGCCTCCTCATCGTCGACCACACCAAGGTCGCTATCTCAGGCTCAAACCAGTACTCCGACCTCGGTGACGGCAATGGCGGCGGCTATGTCCAGCACGGCTACATCCTGTCCGACCCCCTGCAATGGCTCGGCGTGCAGTCGAACTGGATCCGGGCCATCGCCGAGGGCCGCATGGACCCCGACGCGTGGCCTACCAACTACGGCGGCTACGACACCCGTCATCGCTGGAAGGAGCGCGACGCCTTCCACATCGTCGGCGCCATTCCCGGCTATACCAAGGTGGTCCTGCTCAAGTGCGGCGTCGCCTTCGCCTGCGGCTACAGCGGCCACGGCCAGTGCGGCGACGGCGGCGCGTCCAACCGCTCGGGCTGGCGCATGGTCGGCTGGCAGTCCTACGAGGGAACGCAGGAGGACCAGCGCATCTACAGGGACGGCCGCAGGATCGTCCAGCTGGCCGGTACGGTGAACGGCCAGGACAGCACCGCCATCACCTATTACGCGCTGACCGATGACGGCCGTCTCTGGGGCTGGGGCTACAACGGCTACGGCCAGACCGCGACGAACAACGGCACGACCAACTCGGCCGAGACCTATTCGCCGCACCAGTGCTACCGCGAGGGCCTGGCCTCGCGCGGCGAGAGCGGCATCGTCCCGGTCACCGACGCGGTCTATGTGACCGCCGCCTGCGACCAGTACGGCACGGTCTGGTACATCGACACGGCCGGCAAGGTCTGGGCCGCCGGGCGCAACAACAACCAGCCCATGGGCGACACCTACGCGACCAACCAGACCTATTTCCGGCCGGTGCAGCACGGGACCAGCGGCAACCAACTCTTCGCCGACAAGGTCTGCGTCAAGATCGCCGCCTGGGGCGGCGGCGACAACGGCCAGGCGTTGTTCCTGTTTGCCGACGGCACGGTCGCGTTTGCCGGCTACTCCGGCTACGGCCAGGCGATGACGGGATCGACCGCCGGCACCAATGCGGCCCAGTTCATCCCGGGCTTCGGGGCGGGCGAGACCCATGGCAAGGCGGCCGACGTCTGGGGCGGCGGCAACTCCTATGGCACCAGCTACGTCAAGACCGAGGACAACCGCCTCTTCGGCGGCGGCTACTCGGGCTACGGGCAGCTCTCCGAAAACCGCTCGGCCGGCACCTATGCCGGCGTCTACGAGATCGACCTCACCCTCGGCACCGGAGTGGCGCCGGGCGAGCTCCTCAAGATCGATCTGGCGGGCCGCGGCTCGACCACGCATCTGATCGCGCTCTTCGACGACGGCACCACGCTCTGCGGCGGGCGCAACAACAACGGCCAGCGCGGCGGCGCCCTGTTCGCGGCGAATTCCTACTGGTGGAACGCGCCGGGTCTCGCGGCGAAGGTGATCGACGTGGACGCACACTCCATCGGCTCGGACAACGGCGCCAATCTATGGCTCGGCGAGGACGGCACCTGCTGGGGGGCGGGCACCTGGTACGTGACCTACAACGTCTACTGGAACGCCGGCTACTCGCAGCGGAACCCGTACTGGCCCATCGAAATCAACGCCAAGCTCGGTACTTGATCCATGAAAATGCTCATCTCTTATACGGAAGAGGCCGGCGGCTTCTTCCAACCGCCGGACGTGCCCGAGGAGCCCAACACCTGGGAGCATCTCTGCCTCGTCGACGGCCGCCACTACGCGGTGCTCTATCACTCGATCCCCGACGGTCAGGACGCGCGCATCGACTTGCGGGTGCACGATCCGAAGGCGGAACCCGAGGTGACGAAGCTCATCCGGACCTTCGGCCATCCTTACCGGCGCTACCGGGAGGCGCGCGAGGTCGAGTACCCGCCGATCGGCGAGCAGCTTGATACGATCCTGAAGGCCTTCAACCAGCTGCGCCTGAACGGTAACGGCTTGCCGAAGGAGATGGACGAGCTTCTCGGCAAGTGGCTCGCCGTCAAGCGCGCCCATCCGAAACCCAACCTGCTGGAGGACGACGATGCCGGATCCCGCACTTGAGCAGGCGATCCGCGAGGCTTATGCCTCTGCGCCCTCTGACACCGTTATCCTGCACACGCTCGAACTGCGCCATCCGTCCTTCCTGGACGATGACGGCCAGCCGACCGCGATCCGCGTCGTGCGCGACCACGTCGACCTGATTGCCCGTCTCGAAGCAGACGCACCGGTCGATGCCAGCGAGTGGGTGCGTTTCGTCGCCATGGGCTTCGAGCTCGAACTGCCGCCGGTCGACACCGCGCCGGTGCCGGAGATCGCGGTCACCCTCGACAATGTCAGCCGGGAGATCGTCCGCCATCTCGATGCGGCCGCCACCAGTCAGGACAAGATCGAGGTGACCTACCGACCCTATCTCTCGACCGACCTGGAGGGTCCGCAAATGGATCCGCCGATCACCCTCATCCTGACCGAGGTCGAGGCGGACGTGTTCCGGGTCACCGGGCGCGCCCGCATGCTCGACATCGGCAACAAGGCCTTCCCGGCCGAGACCTATACCGCCAAGCGGTTCCCCGGGCTCACGCGATAAGCTCATGCACTGGGCGGAAGAGTTGATCGGCCGGCCGTGGCAGGCGGGCGGGCGCGGGCCCGATGCATTCGATTGCTGGGGGCTGGTCCGGTTCTGCTGGCGGGAGCAATTCGGGATCGAGGTGCCGGAGATCCCGGTCGACGCGGCCGACCTGCGCAGGGTGCTCGATGCCTTCCGGGACCATCCCGAGCGCCGGCGTTGGCGGCTCGTGGCTGAGCCCCGCGAGGGTGACGCGGTCCTGATGCGCCAGTCGCGTCACCCAGTCCATGTGGGCCTCTGGCTCGAGGTCGATGGCGGCGGCGTCCTGCACGCGGCCCGTGGGATCGGCGTCGCGTTTCAGAATCCCTGCGACCTCCACCTCCAGGGATGGCGGATCGAGGGGATCTATCGATTTATGGGAGACCCTCATTGACCGCCGTCGTCGTCTTGCTGCGGAACCCGTTCTGCCCGGAACGGGGCCGCGAGGTGCTGCCGGTCGCGGCCGGCACGACCATTCGCGCCTGGCTCGACGCCCACGGGGTCGCGGAGTTCGAGCGTCCGACGATCTGTCTGCGCAACGGCGAGCCCGTGCTGCGTGCGGACTGGCCGGTTCTGCAGATCTGCGCATCCGACGTGGTGATCTTCGTCTCCTTGCCGCAGGGCGGCGGAGGCGGAGGGGGTGGCGGCAAGAACCCGCTGCGCACCGTGCTCATGATCGCCGTCATGGTGGCCGCACCCGCGATCGGCGGCGCCATTGCCGGTGCCATCGGCATCACGTCCACCATTGGCACGTCTCTGATTACCGCCGCCGTCGGTCTTGCCGGGGCCACGCTGGTGAACGTGCTGGTCCCGCCGCCCAAACCTCCTGCGCCGAGCTTCGGTGGCTCCTTCGGCAGCACACCGGCGCCAAGCCCGACCTATGCCCTGCAGTCCCAGGGCAATCAAGCCCGCCTCGGTCAGCCGATTCCCGTCATCTACGGCCGGCACGTGGTCTATCCCGACCTCGCCGCGACGCCCTGGACGGAGTACGCCGACAACGAGCAGTACCTGCATCAGCTGCACTGCATCGGCCACGGCGAATACGACCTAGAACAGGTTCGCATCGAAGATACGCCCATCAGCTCCTTCGAGGAGGTGACCTACGAGATCGTAGTACCCGGCGCTCCGGTCACGCTGTTCGAAGCCGATGTGACCACCGCCGCGGAAGTCGCAGGTCAGGAGCTCAAGGGCACCAACGAGCTGGAGGCAGGCGACGACGGCTGGATCGGTCCCTTCGCCGCCAATCCCGCCGGCACGACCGCCGAGGAAATCGGCATCGACCTGGTGATGCCGCGCGGCCTTTACTACGCCAACACCTCGGGCGGTCTCGACCCGCGCACCATCGCCTGGGAGGTGGAGGCGCGCGCGATCAACGACGACGGCGTCGGCCTCGGCGGCTGGGTGCAACTGGGGACGGAGAGCGCCACCGACGCCACGAATACGCATCAGCGGCGGAGCGACCGCTATTCGGTTGCGAGCGGCCGCTACGAGGTTCGTCTCAGGCGGACCGACGCGAAGGATACCGACGCCCGCGCCGGGCACGAGATCCGCTGGCAGGGGCTGAAGGCGTTTCTCGCAGGCGAGCCCGTGTTCGGGGACGTCACCCTGCTCGCGGTGCGCATGCGCGCGACCGATAACCTGTCCCAGCGCTCGTCGCGCCTGGTGAACTGCATCCTGACCCGGCGGCTCCCGGTGTGGGACCCCGTGACGGGATGGTCCTCGCCGCAGCCGACGCGGTCGATCGCCTGGGCCTTCGCCGATGCGGCGCGCGCCCATTATGGCGCCGATCTTCCCGATGCGCGCATTGACCTGACGGCGCTGCATGGGCTGGATGGGTTGTGGCAGGGCCGGGACGACCGCTTCGACGCCGTCTTCGATCAAGGCGTCACCGTCTGGGAAGCGCTCACGCGCATCGCCCGCGTCGGGCGGGCCGTGCCGTTCCTGCAGGGCGGCATCCTGCGGCTGGTGCGCGACGAAGCGCGGACCTTGCCCGTGGCGCTTTTTGGGCCTCGCAACATCGTCAAGGGCAGCCTCAAGGTCCAGTACCTGATGCCGGGCGAGGACACCGCGGACGCGGTCACGGTGGAGTATTTCTCGGCGCGCATTTGGGCGCCTGACGAGGTGACCGCGAGTCTCCCCGACAGCGCCGCCGATCA